ATTTAATATGATTGTTATTAAATTAGTAGATACACAAGGAAAAATGTCAGGTGTTATGGCAGCTATTTTGTATATTATGACATCTGTACAATATACTTTTGAATCTATGTGGAATGGTGTTCCAGGAGTAATGATACGAACCATTGGTAAATTATCATAGCCAATTTATAATTAGAATGTATATGGAAGTAGATACTAAAATAATATCCATGTATGAGAACATTGGATATTTAGGAATGTATGGTTCCGATGTAGTGATAACTATTCTTATATTTGCATATATTATTAACTTAAATTATTTAACTATGAAACATTTATTTAAAAGTTTAGCAGCGTTCCAACAAGAAGTTCCTGTTATTCACAAAGCAACACAAGGTTACGGATACACCTACGCAGACTTGCCGAAAATCTTTGAAGTAATTAACCCACTACTAAAAAAACACGGATTAGGATTCACTCAACTAATTAACGGAACACAAATAGCAACCTGTTTATTTCACGTTGAAAGTGCTGAAAGTATCGAAAGTAAAATTGATATTCCACAAGGAGTAATTTTAAAAGGAATGAACGAGTTCCAAGTTTTAGGAAGTGCAATTACTTATTTGCGTAGATATGCTTTAAGTTCAATGCTTGGTTTAGTTACGGACAAAGACACAGACGCTTCTGGAGAACAAGTAAAACACGAACCTAAAAAAGCTACAATAGACAACGCAAGGTTTCAAAAAGCTATTGACGCAATTAGCAAAGGAGAATATACAGTTGAAGAACTAACAACAAAGTTTAGTTTAACGGAAGCACAATTAAAAACGTTAGAAGTATGAAAATACGTTGTTCAGCATTGGGGCGGTTAATGACCGCTCCACGCACCAAGACCGAAACATTAAGCAAAACAGCAAAGTCTTACATTCAAGAACTTGTTTTAGAACACAAATTCGGAATTAAAAAAGAGTTTAGTTCACGTTACACCGACAAAGGTTTACAATGTGAAGACGAAGCAATTAGTTTGGTAAACGATGTTTTGGGTTTAGGGTTTATATTTAAGAACGAAGAACATTTTAACAACGAATGGATTACAGGAACACCCGACGTAAACACGAATGAAATTTTATTAGACATAAAATGTAGTTACGAAGCTCATACTTTTCCGTTCTTTGAAGACGAAATACCTACTAAAGATTATTACTATCAATTACAGGGTTATATGTGGCTAACAGGAAAGACTGAAGCATTACTTTGTTATTGTTTAGTAAATACACCAATAGAAATAGTTGAAGACGAAATACGTAGGGAACATTGGAAACAATTTAAAATTGACGAAGACGCAGAAATACGAGAATACGTAGAAAAGAAACATAACTTTGACCACCTTCCAGAACAAACAAAAGTAAAAGTCTTTAAAATAGAACGTGATGAAACTGTAATTTGGGAAATACAAACAAAGGTTGAAGAAGCAAGGATTTATTTTAACCAATTAATAGAAACAATATGAAAGAAAAAACAATAGCAATTATTTTAACTTTAATCGTGTACACTTTTGCAATAGTGGGATTTGTTAAATTTATAAGTTGGGCAATATGAACATACAAATACAAGACAAAAACGTTTTAAGCGTAATGGCTAAATTCAAAGAACGTTCGGAAGCTGGAATAAAGAAATACAAGACAACGTTAGAACGAACCGATTTAAGCACGTTAGAATGGCTTACACACGCACAAGAAGAAGCAATGGACTTTGTTCTTTACTTGGAGCGGCTAAAACACGAATACAAACAATCTAAATAAATAAAAAATGGAAACAAGAAACAACACAGGTGCAATTTTTAAGAACGACAACAAAAAAGCGGAAAACCACCCAGACTACAAAGGCAAAGTAAACGTAAACGGCAAGGATATGGAAGTAGCTTTATGGTTGAAGACTTCAGCAAAAGGAGTTAAGTTTATGTCGGCTTCATTTAGTGAACCATTTGTAAAGAATGAGCCACAAATAAAAAATAATGAGCCGCAAATTCAAACATTGGATGTAAACGATGATTTACCGTTTTAATGCAATTAACCGACAAAATAAAAATAACTAACGAAGACAATATGCTTTTAATGGCACGTTACTCCGACAACTATTTTGACTTGGCAATAGTTGACCCGCCGTATGGGATTGGATTTGACGGAGAGATAAAAGAAATGGCAAACAATAACAGTAAAAAGTGGAAATCTGGAAAAGGTAAAAACTACAGTCGTAAAAGTTGGGATTGTGAAACTCCGCCAAAAGAATATTTTAAAGAACTGCAAAGAGTATCTAAAAATCAAATTATATGGGGTGGTAATTATTTTGATTTACCACAAAGTAGTGGGTGGATATTTTGGAATAAAGGAGTGGCAAAAGATTTTACACTAAGTCCTGGTGAATTAGCGTGGACTTCATTTAATAAAAGCGTTGATATGGTTGAGTTATTATGGGCTGGTTTTAGAAAATGTGAAGAAACGGATAGAATACACCCAACACAAAAACCCGTAGCACTATACAAATGGCTTTTAGACAAATACGCTAAAGAAAACGATAAAATATTAGATACTCATTTAGGTTCAGGAAGTATTGCAATAGCTTGTCACGATTACAAATTTGACCTTACGGCTTGTGAACTTGACAAAGAGTACTTTGATAAGGCAATACAAAGAATAAACAACCACACAGCACAAACAAAATTATTTTGATATGTACATACAAGACGAGCAGCTACGCAAGGAATTAAAAAAGATTTTAGCTTTTAAAAAACGAAACAGCATAGTTAAAGAAATACAGGACAAAGGAAACAAATTTCACTTTTTCCAGCTTACAAATTTTCTTCAGGGCAAAGACGTTTCACTTTCAACGCTTAAAAAAATAGATTACTTCGTAAATAGATAAAATTTTTAACTTAAAAACGTAGGCGCAGACTTAATTGTTTGCGCTTTTTTTGTTCTACACAACTAATTGTTAATAAATTTGTTTGTTTATTGTTGAAAAATTAATCATACATTTGCTTAATATCTAAACAATATAAATTGGAATGGTTAACTAAAGTTGCAAAGCATCATAACGAATGGGTTAAAATGGTTAATCAATTTGGCGAGTATTTCTTTGCCGAAGACATAGTACAGGAAACTTACATAATGCTTATGAAGTGGAGCAGCGAAGAAAAACTATTTAAAGACGGAAACATAAGTAAGGGGTATATGTGGTTAGCTTTAAAAAATACTTTTCTTCAGCACGTGAACAAAAACAACAAAATTAAATTTATACCTTTAGACGATGTATACAATTTAGCAGAAGAAAACAACACAGAAGAAAACGAAGCTTACAACGACCTGTTAAATAACGTAGATTTAGAATGTGATAGTTGGCACTGGTATGACAAACAATTATTTGAGTTATACAAAAACACGAATAAAAGTTTAAGACAAATAAGTGCAGAAACAAACATAAGTGTAACAAGTATATTTAACACGGTTAAGACTTGTAAAAAACGAATTAAAAATAACGTAGGTGAAGACTACCAAGATTTTATAAACCAAGATTACGAACTAATAAAAAAGAAAAAATGAAAAGTAAAGGATTAGGCGATACAATCGCAAAGATTACAGAAGCAACAGGAATTGATAAACTTGTAAAATTTATTGCAGGTGAAGACTGCGGATGCGATGAGAGAAAAGAAAAGTTGAACAAACTATTTCCGTATGCAAAACCTTTGTGTTTAACAGAAGACGAGTTTAACACGTTAGACGCTTATTTTAAGCAAAACACGAACACCTTAACAAGCGATGAACAAACAAGTCTAATAGCAATAAACAACCGTGTATTAAACCAACGTTTAACCTTCAGCACCTGTTCAAGTTGTCTTCGTGATTTAGTAAGTAAGTTAAGAGTAATTTATAACGAATACAGTCCAGAACAAACAGAAGAAAATGCAAGTAACGAAGGTTAAAATAAACAGCATAAAGACGAACCCAAAGAACCCACGTTTAATAAAAGACGACAAGTTTAAAAAGTTAGTCAATTCAATTAAGGAGTTTCCACAAATGTTAGAACTACGTCCAATAGTTGTAGATGAAAACAATATAATACTTGGTGGAAATATGCGACACAAAGCCTGCATTGAAGCAGGACTAAAAGAAGTTTATATTGTACAGGCAAAAGATTTAACCGAACTACAAAAAGACGAATTTATAGTTAAAGACAACGTAGGGTTCGGAGAATGGGATTGGGATATTTTAGCGAATGAATGGGACACCGAAAAACTAACGGATTGGGGTTTA